TCAAACAGTTGCTGTTGATGTTGGTAGTGTTGCCAGCGGATTAAACCGTAATGCAGTTTCCAGGTGATCCGGTGCCAGATGTGCGTAACGCATGGTCATTTTTATGTCGTGATGTCCGAGGATTTTTTGCAAAGCAAGGATATTTCCACCCGACATCATGAAATGCGCCGCAAACGTATGGCGCAGAACGTGTGTCAGTTGACCGCGAGGGAGCACGATAGACGTTTTTTCCATCACGGATAAAAATTGAAAATAGCAGTCTGTGAAGAAATTGAACCCATCAAGCGCCATGATCTCTTCGTAAAGCTCTTTACTGATAGGGATGCTTCTGTTTTTCTTCCCCTTCGTTCTTACAAAGGTAATTCGGTATTTGGTCACCTGTGAGCGGGTAAGATTTACGGCTTCACGCCAGCGTGCGCCTGTGCTTAAGCATATCTTAACTACCAGTGCCAGAATTGGGTCCTGACGTTTGCAATCAGCCAGCAATTCAACAATCTGCTCATGGGTAAGCCATGCCATCTCTTTTTCTGCGATGGTGAATTTTCGCATGTTCTCCAGTGGGTTCGGATACGACCATTCGCCCAGACGGGATAGTTCGCTAAAAACACTACTTAGATAGCTTTGCTCCAGGTTAATGGTGACCGGGCTTGCTCCTTTCTTCCATTTCTCGCTGAAGTAGATCTCGCCTGTCAGGCGTTTATCTCGATAGTGGGCAAACATTTTAGAGGTGAGATCGGTTGCAAGAGGATTGCCTAGAGCGTCAACCATCAACAGCAATTTGTCATAGACATGCTGCCCAGCTGTCAGAGATTTACCATGTAGTTTGAACCATAGCTCAACCACGTCTTTCAGTGTTCGACGATCCACTGATTCACCCAGCCAGGGCTTTGCTTCGGTTTCTTCCATCGTGTGACGCTCAAAAGCCAGTGCTTCGCCTTTGGTGGCGAATTGTTTACGCACACGACGCCCACTACGTCCGGCGGGGTAACATTCGCAAAGCCATTTTCCTGTGGTGAGTTTTCGTACTGCCATAAAAAATGCCCTCCAGTGGAGAGCATTTTTACTGTATATATAATCAGTGTCAATGTATGAAATCAGTCAATTATACATCTTTAGTTGAGCATTAAAACTTCAATGGCGGACGAAACAAGTTTTCGGGGAGGAACAGTATTTAAGCCCTTTTGAAAGAAACTATAGGTAGCATGTTCAGTCCATTTTTTTCTGGTTTCATCATCCTTTATAAAGAATGGAGATGTTGCATCAATATAGTCTAGTACGATCCCATAAATAGCATATTCAGTATTATCTACACTATAAATATCCTCATCATAACTTAAATATTCAAAGCCTAATGTTTTGATAGTACTTTCTGCATCCACAGAATTATCTAGATAGCTTAATGCCAAAGGGCGATTTAGAGAATATAGCATCACTCCTAACGTTCGGTATAATGAATAACCAAATATTTTTTCTGGACCAATTCCAGATTGAGATAGCACCTGATATATTTCAAAATGGCGCGATAATGTTTCTACTTCACGTAAAGACAACTTAGCTCTTTGTATTATCGTTTTTATAATATGCCCGCATTCTTCGTTTACTTCTTGCAGTCTTTGAGAATCATTTTTTAATATTTCCCATAAAGCGACAGATGCGTATGCAGGTGTATAGTTGTCTGGTTTAAATGTATCGGGCAATACAAATGTAAATTTTATGAATTTGTCTAAATACTGTTCTGCATTTATGGATAAACCATACAGATGGCTTATTGATGCTTTGAGTTGTTGAGTCTTTGCAACCAAAACAAAATTCAAGTTTTTTATTTCAAAAATGTGTTTAATATTTTCTATGATTGAAAGAGCGAATGTAGGTTTACATCTGTCCAGTTCGTCTATAATAATCGTTATTTTAAATTTCTCTGTAAGTTGCGAAATTGTATTTCTCAATGTCTCGATGTTTTTCTGTGCTTCTATATGATCGTCTAATAATGTTTCAATTGTACTGTCGATTGCACTCGAAGTGGCTTCTTTGATAGCATCTTCGAAGCCATCAACAATGTCATCTGCATTTTGTTTTAACACCCATCCAGTGCCAGCTTTGAAAATGGTTTTCAAACCAAAACGTATTGCTGGTAGTGTTTTGCTTATCAACTCTTTTCGTTTGTCTTCGGGCAAAAGTGCAGCAACACCTGCCATTAACGTCAAAATGGGGGCATCATTATGATCTTCAGCGAAAGCATCAATGTAAACTACTTTATGTTTTTGATTATTGTTTTCAATTAGATTTGCAACTTTTTTGCAAAACTCTGTTTTTCCCGTGCCCCATCCGCCATCTATAACCAGCGGAGATAAGTTAATATCAGAGTTCAGTAGAGCTATTAATTTTTCAGCAATAGGCTTACGAAGGAACTCATCACGATAATCAAACGTATATTCAATAGGCATTTAGAACTCCAGTTATTTAATATATTGAGTACTAAAATTTTTCTGCTCTTCTTAGTATGCAGCACCACACAATTCCAATAACCTGTATTTCATCTCTGGAACACTCAAAGCCACGATTTCCTCCTTCAACATATAACCTGTTATTAGGTAAGCGGGTCAGGGTTCGGACCGAAATTTTTTCGTCTATGCCTATTAGCCACAATCCATCGCTTATGTCATTATATTCAAAGCTACATATGTATTCGTTATCCAGATCTTGAATGATGAACGGATTACATATTTTTTCAGGTAAGAATGTTTTATCAAAAATATATGCTCCATCTTCAATTAACGTTCCTGAAATTAATTTTTTCTTTGGTACCAAAATTTGTGCATTTATATTTGAGGGTTTTTTGTCCCCTATACCGAATGCCAACCATTCTAGTGGATAACCAGTTTCAATAGCACATTGCAAAACCCAATCTGCAGGGAAGATGTCTCGCATGTAACGTGTAGCCATGGTGCTCTTGGATACTCCCAAATGATCGCAAAGAGCTTGTCTCGTAGAGAACCCGTACGCCTCAACTAGACGTTCAATGACTTTCTTACCACCGCTGCTGAAATCCATGAGTCCTCCAAGGAAATCCAAAATTCGTTGACAGATTCCAAAAGCGATCTTAAAGTTGAACCAGAAGTGTTCTTTTGGAGCCTTCACTACTAATCACGACAAACTACGGCTCGCCACAAGCCATATCTATAAGGAATGTTGCCTTATGACACCTAACATTTCAATTACTCTGAATACACCACATGTCACGATCGAACGTTATAGCGAACTGACAGGCCTTTCTATTGATACGATTAACGATATGTTGGCTGATGGCCGACTACCTCGTCATCGTCTTCGAAAAGACAAAAAACGTGAAAAGGTAATGATTAACCTGGTTGCTCTGACAGTTGATGCTTTGTCTGCTTAATAACCGTCTACTTTCGCAATAAGACGGTGAGTTCGATTTTGCGATAAGTTCGGAGTTGAAAACTATGTTTGATTATAAAGTTTCCAAACATCCACATTTTGATGAAGCCTGTCGTGCATTTGCACTGCGCCACAACCTGGTGCAACTGGCAGAACGTGCAGGCATGAATGTACAGATTCTGCGGAACAAGCTGAACCCAGCTCAACCTCATTTATTAACCGCACCAGAAATCTGGCTGCTTACCGATCTGACTGAAGATTCAACGCTGGTAGATGGTTTTCTGGCACAGATTCATTGTCTGCCATGTGTTCCGATTAATGAGGTAGCGAAAGAGAAACTGCCGCATTACGTTATGAGTGCAACTGCAGAGATAGGGCGTGTCGCGGCAGGTGCGGTTTCTGGCGATGTAAAAACCAGTGCAGGCCGTCGTGATGCGATCAGCAGCATTAACTCTGTTACACGACTGATGGCGCTGGCTGCTGTTTCATTGCAGGCCCGTTTACAGGCTAATCCTGCGATGGCGAGTGCAGTTGATACCGTGACTGGCCTCGGTGCCTCATTCGGTTTGCTGTGAGGTGCTTATGCTGACGAAAGAACCATCATTTGCATCGCTGCTGGTAAAACAAAGCCCGGCAATGCACTACGGTCACGGCTGGATCATGGGGGAGGATGGTAAACGCTGGCATCCGTGCCGTTCACAGGATGAATTGCTGGCAGAACTATCTACGAAAAAACGGGGGAACAAATGGCTATTGAAGGCGCTGCGGCAACTGTTCCATTAAGCCCCGGTGAACGCCTGAATGGACTTAATCACATTGCGGAGTTAAGGGCGAAAGTTTTTGGCCTGAATATTGAGTCAGAGCTTGAGCGGTTTATTAAAGATATGCGTGATCCACGGGATATCAATAATGAACAAAATAAACGAGCACTGGCTGCCATATTCTTTATGGCAAAAATTCCAGCTGAACGTCATAGCATCAGCATTAATGAGCTGACCACTGACGAAAAGCGGGAGCTGATTAAAGCAATGAATCATTTTCGTGCAGTGGTGAGCTTATTTCCCAGACGGCTAACCATGCCGAATTAACCAACTAATGAAATTAATGGCGTAAACCCGCCGGGCATCCCTTTATCTAAATTCAGGAGAATTGATTATGCGTAATATTGAAACCCTCACGACTAAAACCGGACCGGATGACGCAGGGCTTAATATTTTACTGACAGAGGCTCGTCTGGAAGAACGCCGGGCAAGGGCTGAAGCAATGGCAGCTCGCCTTGATAGCCTGGCGTGTCATATCTCATCCCGTCAGCTAAACCACGTGGAAGCGGCAGAACTGCTGCGTGTGACTGCTGAAGCAATCCAGAACGAAGCGCAGGAGATCCACTAATGGCTGATGCAATGGATCTCGTACAGCAGCGCGTTGAAGAAGAACGCCAGCGCCATATCCGTGCTGCCCGTGCCAAAACGCCGGGTGTGTCCCGCGTGCTTTGCGTTGAGTGTGAAGCGCCAATTCCGCCAGCACGCCGCCGTGCCATTCCGGGTGTGCAGCTTTGCATTACATGTCAGGAAATCGCAGAGCTGAAAGGCAAACATTACAACGGAGGTGCTGTATGAGCACCATCTTGAAATGGGCGGGAAATAAAACCGCCGTAATGTCCGAACTGAAAAAACATCTTCCTGCTGGTCCGCGACTAGTTGAACCTTTCGCGGGTTCCTGTGCTGTGATGATGGAGACGGATTATCCCTGCTATCTGGTTGCGGATATTAATCCTGATTTAATCAACCTCTATAAAAAGGTTGCCGCTGATTGTGAATCGTTTATATCTCGCGCCAAAGTTTTATTTGAGATCGCAAACAGGGAGGTGGCTTATTACAACATAAGGCAGGAGTTTAATTACTCAACTGAAATTACTGATTTCATGAAAGCGGTATATTTCCTGTATCTCAATCGTCACGGTTACCGTGGGTTATGTCGCTATAACAAGAGCGGGCATTTCAACATTCCCTACGGTAATTATAAAAATCCGTATTTCCCTGAAAAAGAAATTCGCGCTTTTGCAGAAAAAGCCCAGCGAGCAACGTTTATCTGCGCCAGCTTTGATGAAACGCTGGCGATGTTGAAGGCGGGGGATGTGGTGTATTGCGATCCGCCTTATGACGGTACGTTTTCCGGCTATCACGCTGACGGCTTTACTGAAGATGACCAGTATCACCTGGCATCCGTTCTTGAACATCGGTCATCAGAAGGACATCCGGTCATTGTTTCTAACAGTGACACATCCCTGATCCGTTCGCTGTATCGCAATTTTACTCACCACTATATCAAGGTAAAACGCAGCATCGGCGTAGCAGCTGGTGAGAGTAAATCAGCAACAGAAATCATTGCTGTTTCCGGGCCGCGCTGCTGGGTGGGATTTGATTATTCGCGTGGCGTGGATAGTTCTGCCGTGTACGGAGTACGTGCATGAGCCATGCCGATATGAGCAACTGCTGCGGCTTTAACGAGGCTGCCGCATCGTTCTCATGGAACAGCCCGAAAAAGGCCATTAACCCTTATCTGGACCCGGCGGAAGTTGCGCCGGTTTCTGCGCTTTCAAACCTGATCACTCTGTACGCTGCCGATAACGAGCAGGAACAACTGCGCCGCGAGGCACTGAGTGATCAGGTCTGGGAGCGTTATTTCTTTAATGAATCCCGTGATCCTGTCCAACGCGAAATAGAGCAGGATAAGCTCATTAGCCGGGCAAAGTTGGCGCATGAGCAGCAGCGTTTTAACCCGGACATGGTCATTCTGGCAGACGTCAGCGCCCAGCCCTCCCATATCAGCAAGCCGCTGATGCAACGTATTGAATACTTCAGCAGCCTGGGCAGGCCAAAGGCTTATTCCCGCTATTTACGTGAGACGATTAAGCCATGTCTGGAACGACTGGAGCATGTACGCGACAGCCAGCTATCTGCATCTTTTCGTTTTATGGCAAGCCATGTAGGGCTGGACGGCCTGCTGATTCTGCCTGAAATGAGTCAGGATCAGGTGAAACGCCTGTCTACCCTTGTCGCTGCGCATATGAGCATGTGCCTTGATGCAGCTTGTGGTGATTTGTATGCCACCGATGACGTTAAGCCAGAAGAAATCCGCAAGACATGGGAAAAGGTGGCAGCGGAAACCCTGCGTCTGGATGTCATCCCGCCTGCGTTTGAGCAACTCCGTCGGAAAAGAAACCGCCGTAAACCCGTGCCCTATGAACTCATTCCGGGTTCGCTGGCGCGTATGTTGTGCGCCGACTGGTGGTACCGGAAATTATGGAAAATGCGTTGCGAATGGCGGGAAGAGCAGTTGCGTGCTGTCTGCCTGGTCAGCAAAAAAGCATCTCCCTATGTCAGCTATGAAGCCGTGATGCATAAACGTGAGCAGCGCCGCAAGTCACTGGAGTTTTTCCGTTCTCATGAACTGGTGAACGAAGAGGGCGACACGCTGGATATGGAAGACGTGGTAAACGCCAGCAGCAGCAACCCGGCGCACCGCCGCAATGAGATGATGGCCTGTGTTAAAGGTCTGGAGCTTATCGCGGAAATGCGCGGTGACTGCGCCGTTTTCTACACCATTACCTGTCCGTCACGTTTCCATTCCACGCTCAATAACGGCAGACCAAACCCAACCTGGACAAATGCGACGGTAAGACAAAGCAGCGATTATCTGGTCGGCATGTTTGCTGCATTTCGTAAGGCGATGCACAAAGCCGGGTTGCGCTGGTATGGCGTGCGGGTGGCTGAGCCGCATCATGACGGTACAGTTCACTGGCACCTGTTGTGTTTCATGCGCAAAAAAGACCGCCGCGCCATTACTGCATTGTTGCGTAAGTTTGCCATCCGTGAAGACCGCGAGGAACTGGGTAATAACACTGGTCCACGCTTTAAATCTGAGCTGATAAACCCGCGCAAAGGAACGCCGACAAGCTACATCGCGAAATACATCAGTAAGAACATTGACGGGCGTGGTCTGGCTGGCGAGATCAGCAAGGAAACGGGTAAATCCCTGCGTGATAACGCTGAATACGTTAATGCCTGGGCGTCTCTGCATCGTGTTCAGCAATTCCGCTTCTTTGGTATTCCGGGACGTCAGGCTTACCGTGAACTTCGCTTGCTGGCTGGTCAGGCGGCAAGGCAACAGGGTGACAAAAAAGCAGGTGCGCCGGTACTGGATAACCCGCGTCTTGATGCCATTCTGGCTGCTGCTGATGCTGGTTGTTTTGCCACCTACATCATGAAGCAGGGCGGCGTACTGGTTCCCCGCAAATATCACCTCATCAGAACCGCTTATGAAATCAACGAAGAGCCAACCGCCTATGGCGATCACGGTATTCGTATTTATGGCATCTGGTCACCCATTGCAGAGGGCAAGATCTGCACTCATGCAGTGAAGTGGAAAATGGTTCGTAAGGCCGTTGACGTTCAGGAGGCGGCAGCCGACCAGGGCGCTTGCGCCCCTTGGACTCGTGGCAATAACTGTCCCCTTGCTGAAAATTTGAACCAACATGAGAAAGATGAATCAGCAGATGGGGATACCAGAACGGACATTACCTGCATGGATGACAAGGAATTGCACGATTACCTGCACAGTATGAGCAAAAAAGAGCGCCGGGAACTGGCAGCAAGATTGCGCCTGGTTAAACCGAAACGGCGTAAAGACTACAAACAGCGAATTACAGAGTATCAGCGTCAGCAGCTCGTCTATGAACTGAAGTCCAGAGGATTTGATGGCAGCGAGAAAGAGGTCGATTTGCTCCTTTGCGGTGGCAGTATTCCGTCAGGAGCAGGCCTGCGTATCTTCTATCGGAACCAGCGTTTGCAGGAAGATGATAAGTGGCGGAACCTGTATTAATCACGCGGGTTAACAATTCGTGCTCTTAATAATACCAGGCATATCAGGCTGATGAACGTAAAAAAACGTTTTACATCAGTAAGATTATTATATACTGTAAATATAAACAGTGGTTATATGTACAGTATTGCGTATGGTGTTATAGGAGGAAAGATGCAGGACTATTTTTTGGAGTCTTTGAAGCTCCAGCGCATTGATTTTTTTCTTAAGCTTGTAGCGGCTAGTGAGTGTAGTGATGAAGAGAAGGGGCTAGCTCTGCAGTGGGTTTCTGAATTGACTGATGAGTTGATGGCGAAAATTCGAAGCCATGAATACAGTAGGTCGATGGATGTAATCAGTTGAGCTTGTTTCGTTAGGACTTGATAAGGGAACCGAAAAGGGGCATTAAGCCCCTTTCTCATAAGTTGATTTAGTTGTTACCCAAAGAGCCGGCCATGGCTGCATATTTAATTTCTTCGCTGGGTATTTCAGGATGTAGTTGAATTTGCCTGATGATATAGCCAGGAACTTCTTCACTCCACAGTTTCGCCGCGTCCTTACAGACCTTATACGCGAAGTCTCTATTCTCAAAGGCATAGGATTTTCCGTATGCATATTGCTGACAGGCATGAACATAAGCTCCGAAGTCGCCGTCTTTATCTGGCAAAGCACATCCAGCTAAGGCTATGATGATTGCTACTAACGTAAAGGAGAAAGTTATACGTTTCATGGTCTCTTTCTAAGCGTTTAGCATTATTTAACTAAGGGGTATCTGCCGTGATTTGGTAGTCCCTGATATATATTCTCAGGGACTATGCTGAAGTAGCTTTAATTTTGATTATTTAGAAAGGTACTTATCTCTAAGTTGATTCAGTCTGTCAGCATCGCGTTCTGAAAACTCGGCGTCACCATAGATCGATTTCCCATCTGCGTCTTCAAGGCCAATGACTGTGACGGTAAATATAGCATCAGCCGGAACTTTAAGTTTTCCCCAATCAGAGTATCTATTAGGGGCTAATTTCCAGTTGGCTTTCTCACCTGGTTCCAGACCTCCAGAAATTTTATAGTTGAAGACGTCAGAGAACCAAGGGACGCTTCTTCCTGGGCTGGCAATAACTCCTTTGAAGAATACTCTGGCAACCGCTTTGTCTGTTCCGTTTTCAACGCTAATATCCAGAATTGGCTGATCATTGCCGTAATCCTCTTTCTGGAAATAAAAACGGGAACGTTCGACCTTGAAGGCTTTCATTTTTTCCGCAGCCTGTGTTGCAGAGGTTTGTTTGGCTTCCAGTTCTTTTATTTCTTGCAGAGCCTGTTCTTTCTCTCTCTTCTCACGCTCAAGGCGAATAGTTTGTGCGTAATTTATAACCTCATCACCAGTTTTACCTTCCAACGCTGACTTAATTTTTGTTTCGTAGACGTCCCCAGAAGACGTTCCAGCCTGCATTAGCTCTCTCATGTTGATTTGGCTAAAGGCAACGACTTTAACTGCATCATCAAACTGAGCTTTTTTATCTGCAGGTAAGGACTCTCTTACTTTTTGAATGGACTCTTTCATCGACTGATCGCTTGATGCATCGATCTTCGGTTTGTCACAAGCAGTAAGCAGCAGAGCAAAAGCAATTACGCCAGTTAATTTCTTCATATCCCTATCCCAATCGTAAAAAAACAAGGCTAATCCTAACAGGATTAGCGGGCATGACAAACTCATAGCCATATAGGTGTGCTGTATAAATTAGCGGGATGAGAAAGCCTGCACAGACCCTCATGTTGAAACTTGATTTTAGCTCAAAAGAGCTGACACTAAATAACTGCGCGGAATAATGCTCCACTTTCGGTTAGCCCTTGGCCCTTGCTGGGTAAGGCGTGGGGCCGTTTTCTTCGCCTGATCCTGCTGTATCTGGCCTACAGTATGTTGTCCTTACGCGACATGCCACATGTCAGTAAACGGCAGGTGTAGCAGTATTAGACGCAGCTATTTAGTGTGTATTAAGCTGGCTCATATTTATGACTGGTTTCAAGGTTTGACCGATTTTCATGTCATGCATGTCTATGCTGCATGAGTTCGCATGATCGTTTGAGGATCGGTTTGGCTAAGACATGCCAGAACTGGCGGGCTTTTGCTCATGTCATGCAGGTGCATGAAAACTACTACATAAAGCGGGCAGGCGTGGCGGGGATACGAGCGCGCGCTGTGCTGTGTGGTATAGGCCTTAATTTAGTATGATTCAATAGTGTCGGGAGCTTTGCGCTGATCAGTCCTAAGTTATATGATAAGAAAAATGCATAAAAAAGGTTCGGTTCATGGGGTTAGGATTAAAAGACGCTATTGTGCATACCGCTGCGTTTCATCAAAAGGAAACTAATGAATTGCAATTGCCAAACAATCATTGGCATCCTGGTTTTATCACTGTCTTAGCAGCTTACGTGAATCATCACAAAATTACCGAAGATAACTGTGTTTTGTCATGCCCTGGCTATATGCGAGCTATCAATTTACATGGTGCTTTATGGGGAGAGGATCAGTATCAACAGGAACGTGTAAATGTTGGAAGAAATTACAGTTTGGTTACAGCATTAACCAATGTTGAAGCTGTTGACGTTGCCACTGGTAGTATTAACAGTTGTGTAAGGCAGTTAACATTCCCTGATCGTGATCCGAGAGATTGTCCCAAGGGACTTACAGATCTAACCCATGTTATAGGTGAGCTTCACGATAACGTTTGGTCGCATGGAAAATCAACGGGTTTTTCTTTTGCACAACGTTCGGCTGTACCCCACACTCAAAAAAAAGAGCACTATTTAGAATTTTCTTTGGCGGACTGTGGGTTAGGATTTCTCCGAGAATTGCGGCGAGCTGGTATACCCGGAATTGAGACTCACCAGGATGCGATCGCATGGTGTATTCAAGAGGGACATTCATCTAAGCATGCTGATTTGCAGGATGATTGGGCACAGCAGCTTCCCCAGGACTTTATTGGGGGTAGTGTGTTTGGCCACGGGGTTTCGGTCAAAGAAAAAGATAATAATCATCAAGGGCTTGGGTTGTATCACTTGATGAAATTGATAAAAACATATAATGGGGAATTGCAACTGGCTTCAGGAAATGTATGCTTAGAAGCAATAGGTGATGAAGTGAGCTATACTGAATTACGTACTGAATGGCCGGGTGTAGCAATTTCTTGCCGTTTTAAGATTCATGAACTGGCAGTCGATAAAGATAGCGAAGAAAATGACCCTCAGCTTATGGAAATAATGCGGGCGTTAGGAGGAGAGTAATGAACAAAATCGCATACAAGTTACCCGAGGGTGACCTGGCTTCGCGCAATCAGGCTATCCCCCAACGACACAAGATTGAAGGGTTCATTAAAGAAGGGTATACCGTAGATTTAGATCTGAGCGGTGTTTATTCAATTTCAGAATCATACTCTGATGAAATCTTTGGTGTTTTGGTAGTGAAATTCGGTGTAACCAAAGTTTTGAGTCAAGTTAAGGTTCGCAATGCACCCCCTTCAATTTTAAAAAGTATTGCAAAAGTGATCCAACGCCGTAGTAATGAAGTAGCATCAAAAAAGGTTCATTCCGTTGGATTTGATGGTTTATACGCCGTTTGTTAATATATGGTTAGTTAGATAAAAGGCGCTGAGATTAGCGCCTTTTCTTTTATTCCTGAACACCTAAAACATAGTCATCAAAACGTATTACTTCTGCACCCACCCATTCGTTTAGTTCATGTAGTCGCTTCTGTAGTGGCATCAATTCATTGCGAACAAATACAAGACTAGCCTTCTCCACATCCCCAAAACCCCCAACATTATTTGGCATAATCCCCATCATCTGTGGCGGAACGCGATGTGCTGCCATCATGTCATCGCGGCTGACATTTTTGATATTCAGAAACTCATCCTTCGCCGCAACTTCTGACAAAGGGATGATCTGAAGGCCGTCCTTTTTGCCGTTAGGCGAGTACATAAACAGGTTGCGGAAGTTGCCTGGACCTTTGGCGCTTTTCATCGCGTTGCGGAGATTGTTCACATCCTCCTGATTCTGCGCGGCGTCGGTCATGTACATGATGAAGCCTGCATGGCTGCCGTTGATGTAATACTTACGGCGGAACAGCGTGGCGGACTCATTGAGCAGGGCTGACGGAATGGCAGAAAGATAGCCGGGCAGGCCGTAGATCTCCTGGTTAATGTCCGGTTCCATCAGATGAAAGATGCTGCCTTTCGTGAACTGATACGGCTGTGTTGTCATACCGTATTGCACAAACCAGTAGGTATCCAGGTCTAACCCGCGTCGGGTGTATTTTGCCAGGGCCGGTTCAAGGGCGATAACTTCACCGAAGCGGTTCGTGCGTTTCTCCAGGTAGGCGTTACCAAATACCAGATAGTCCTGCACAAAACGTGAAAAAGCCTGCTGGCTGAGCAGCGGGTGAGGGATGTAGGTACTGGTCAGAATGTTGCACTTTACTGCAATCGGGGAACTGTGATGCACAGCAGCGCGGAAGGTGCGCGCCAGTCCGTCAAAGCTGACAGGAGGCTCATACCAGCGATCTGTCTGTACGCATTCCACATAGTCCAGCAGTTCGCGGCGGTCAAGTACTGGAATGGGATCACCGAAGCTGAATGCTTCGGCTGTAGTCTGGCTTTTAAGCTGGCTCTGTTTCGTCGCCGCAGCGCGGTTCTTCTTACTCTTTCCCATCAAAAAATCTCCACAATATTGCTGGTATTGGCGGACTCGCCCTGCAGCGGTTCGTTAAAGAGTGCGTGCATTGTTGCCCAGGCCAGATCGGCATGGCTGGCTTCTTCGCTGCGGCTGGCTTCATAGGTCGGGCGGTTGCCGCTGGCGGTGGTGGCGCGACGGATTGCCATGAATGACTGCGCAATGTCGGTGTGTCCGGCGTCAAATTCTAGGCGGCGGTGACTGATAATGTCGTAGGCCTTGAGTACCAGGGCGTTTTTAACGTTGGGGTTGTAGACAAACTCCCGGACGGCAGGAAAGAATGCTTTCACGTTCTCGTAAACCCCGTGGCCGACGCCAGTTGAGTCGATGCCGATGTATGTCACGTTGTACTGTTCGGTCAGTTTTTTGATGGCGTCAGCCTGGGCGCGGAAGTCCATCCCGCGCCACTGGTGACGCTCAAGAATGCGGAACTTACCGCCCGGCACGGCTGGCGGTGCCACCACTACGCATCCGGCGCTGTCGCCGTTTTGCGTACCTTTTGCCGGGTCATAACCGATCCACACTTCGCGCCAGCCAAAGGGGCGCAGAGCCAGTGCATGAAAGTCGGTCCAGACTTCCCAGCTGTCCACCATGCACGCCTGCAGCTCGCTGAGCGGGAACACGGACGCGAGATCGTCCACGAACTCGCACATCAGCAGGTTCTGGTATTCGTCCGGGCTGTACTCCATGCGCAACTGGTCAAGGTCGAACAGGTTACAGCCGCCGCGCACCGCATCTTCCACGGTGACTATCTGGCGGTATTGCCCGTCTGCGCACAGCAGGCCGGGGGCCAGATTGCTGTGGGACAGGTCGATGTCCACCTTATCGGCTTTGTTGCGCCCACGGTTGAACAGCGCACCGGACCAGAACGGATAAGCACTGTGTGTCAGGCTGGATGGCGTGGAAAAATAGGTTTGTCGCCATTTTTTGTGAATAGCCATACCGGAAGCCACTTTGCGCAGCTCCTGGAATTTTGGTATCCAGAAATATTCATCCAGATACAGGTTGCCGTGATAACTCTGGGCAGTGCGGGCATTGGTGCCGAGGAAGTAAAGCGTGGCCCCGTTGGGAAGCACCATCGGATCGCCTTTCAGCTCCACCTCCACTTCTTTGGCGAAGTCGATGATGTACTGTTTAAAGACGTGGGCCTGTGCCTTACTGGCGGAAAGGAAAATCTGGTTACGTCCGGTAAGCAGGGCGTCAATCAGGGCTTCACGGGCAAAGTAAAAGGTCGCGCCGATCTGGCGTGACTTCAGCAGGTTGCGGATGCGGTTGGTTTTTCCGGCTTCCCACCAGTGGCGCTGGTAGTTGAACATGGAGGAATGGAAAATTTCTTCCAGCTTCTCAATCTGTTCATCGGTGAAAACGTTCTTTTCCGGCTGACGGCGCGGGCTTTTGTTGCGGTTGGCGACGTTAGGGTTTAAGTCGGCTTCGTTGCCGCCATTGTTAAACTTGCCGATCCGCGCGTGGCGTTCCGACTGGCGCGCCAGCAGGTCAATCTCTTTGAAATCTTTCCCTTCTTTGTGCTCCTTCATGATGAGCTGGCAGTAGCGTGCGGCGGTGGTGAGCTGCATCTGATCCAGCGGCCCATAATCACCCCACTTGTCGCGTTTTTTCCAGCTGTGAACGGTTGCAACTTTCTCGCCCAGCATTTCAGCAATGCGGGCTACGCGGTATCCCTGAAAGTACAGCAGCATGGCCTGCCGACGGGGATCGAGATCTGCGGGTGTCAGTGTGGTGTTCATGGCACAAACCTACAGCCTTGAATGAAGGCTTTCCCCGCCTGCGGTTTGTGTGGTTGTCGGTACAAATACCGCGCATTGTTTCACTGCCCCCATCACCGCAACCATAAGGCTCCAGTAAGTTTTTTCTAACGGAGCACGGCTCATGACAGTGAAAGCAAAGCGTTTTCGCATCGGGGTGGAAGGTGCCACCACCGACGGACGCGAAATCCAGCGTGAATGGCTGGAACAGATGGCAGCCAGCTACAACCCGGCGGTGTATACCGCGCTGATTAACCTTGAGCACATCAAGTCTTATCTGCCGGACAGCACCTTTAACCGCTACGGCAAGGTGACGGCGCTGTTTGCTGAAGAAATCACGGAAGGCCCGCTGGCAGGCAAGATGGCGCTGTATGCCGACGTTGAGCCAACGGAGTCCCTGGTGGAACTGGTGAAAAAAGGACAGAAATTATTCACCTCTATGGAAGTCAGCCCGAAGTTTGCTGATACGGGCAAAGCCTACCTGGTCGGCCTGGCTGCCACTGATGATCCCGCCAGTCTGGGTACGGAAATGCTGACATTCAGCGCCAGTGCAGCCCATAACCCGCTGGCAAACCGCAAGCAGAATCCTGCCAATCTCTTTACCGCTGCAGAGGAAACGGTGATCGAACTGGAAGAAATCCAGGACGACAAACCGTCCCTGTTTGCCCGCGTCACGGCGCTGTTTACCAAAAAAGAGCAGTCCGATGACGCCCGGTTCTCTGATGTGCATAAGGCCGTGGAGCTGGTCGCCACTGAGCAGCAGAACCTGAGCGCACGCACCGAAAAATCCCTGTCTGAGCAGGAAGAACGCCTGTCTGAGCTGGAGACTGCCCTGCAGGCACAGCAAACCGCCTTTAACGAACTGGTGGACAAGCTGAGTCATGAAGACAGCCGCCAGGACTACCGCCAGCGTGCAACAGGCGGTAACGCCCCCGCTGACACTCTGACCAATTGCTGATGGAGCACAAAACCCGATGAAGAAGAATACCCGCTTTGCTTTTAACGCTTACCTGCAGCAGCTGGCGCGTCTGAACGGTGTGGCAGTTGAAGAACTGTCCAGCAAGTTCACTGTAGAGCCGTCTGTGCAGCAGACGCTGGAAGACCAGATCCAGCAGTCCGCCGCTTTCCTGACGCTGATTAACGTCACGCCAGTGACTGAGCAGTCCGGTCAGCTGCTGGGGCTGGGTGTTGGCAGCACCATTGCCGGAACCACTGACACCACCGCGAAAGAGCGTGAACCTGTCGATCCGACGCTGATGGTCGATGTGGAATACAAATGCGAACAGACCAACTTTGACACCGTGCTGACCTACGCGAAGCTGGACCTGTGGGCGAAGTTTCAGGATTTCCAGGTGCGTATCCGTAACGCCATCGTGAAACGTCAGGCACTGGACCGCATCATGATCGGCTTTAACGGCGTGAAGCGTGCGAAAACCTCCAACCGTAGCGAAAACCCGCTACTGCAGGATGTGAATAAAGGCTGGCTGCAGAAAATCCGTGAGGATGCACCGGATCACGTCATGGGCAGCACCACCACGGGCGGTGAAACCACACCGGGTGCGGTGAAAGTCGGGAAAGGTGGCGAATATGCCAACCTGGACGCCGTGGTGATGGATGCCGTTAACGAGCTTATCGACGTGGTCTATCAGGACGATGACGATCTGGTTGTGATTTGCGGTCGTGAACTGCTGTCTGACAAGTATTTCCCGCTGGTCAACAAAGAGCAGGAAAACAGTGAAAAACTGGCTGCCGATATGATCATCAGTCAGAAACGCATGGGTGGCCTGCAGGCCGTGCGTGCGCCGTTCTTCCCGCCGAATGCGCTGCTGATCACCCGTCTGGATAACCTGTCCATCTACTGGCAGGAAGACACCCGCCGTCGTTCGGTTATCGACAACCCGAAACGTGACCGGATTGAAAACTTTGAATCCGTTAATGAAGCCTATGTGGTTGAGGACTACCGCTGCGCCGCACTGGTGGAAAACATCCAGATTGGTGATTTCAGCGCCGCCGCAGCCGAAACCGGAGCGTAATCCATGAGCCTGAGTCCCGCACGGCAGCATCGCCTGCGCGTTCAGGCTGAACAGGCCGCCCGCGAGGGCGGCAGTGTTCGCCACGCATCGGGCTATGACCTGATGCTGCTGCAACTGGCGGAAGACCGCCGCCGTCTCAAGGGCGTTCAGTCCACGGTCAAAAAAGCGGAAATCAAGGTGGAGCTGCTGCCGAAGTACGCCGCCTGGGCAGAGGGTGTCCTGGCCGCCGGAGGCGCTCAACAGGATGACGTGCTGATGTACGTGATGCTGTGGCGCATTGATGCCGGAGATTATGCCGGAGCGCTGGAGATCGGGCGTCATGCCCTGCGTCATGGCTGGGTGATGCCGCTGGGTAACCGCAACGTGCAGACCGTGCTGGCAGAGGAAATGGCAGACGCCGCGCAGAGCGCAATGCTTGCCACCACCGGCTTTGATGCCGATCTGTTGCTGCAGACGCTGGAGCTGACAGACGGTCTGGATATGCCGGACCAGTCACGGGCGCGTCTGCATAAAGCGATTGGCGCGGTCCTGAGTGAAAGCAATCCGGCGTCTGCCCTTAATCATCTCAACCATGCGTTACAGCTCGATCCCCGCTGTGGCGTGAAAAAAGACAAACAGCAGCTGGAGCGCAGACTGCGCAATGACAGCCGCTGACAGAACGTGCCCCCGCGCACGGGCGACACGGGGTGGCGAAAGGCACTGCCACATCAAAACCCCGTCCACCGCCCTCTATTTCAGGAGAAAGCAGCATGAAGTTTGTTGCGCCAGAACAGGCACCGGAACAGGCGGAAATCATCAGAAATACGCCGTTCTGGCCTGATGTGGACCTGTCGGAGTTTCGCAGTGTCATGCGCACTGACGGCACGGTGACGCAGCCGCGTTTAAAGCAGGTTGCGCTGTCGGCAATTTCGGAGGTCAACGCAGAGCTGTATGAGTTTCGCAGACGCCAGCAGATGCTGGGGTATGCCTCGCTGGCAGAGGTTCCGGCGGAACAGCTGGACGGCAAAAGTGAGCTCATTCAGCACTATTTCAACGCGGTTTACTGCTGGGCACGCGCCATGCTCAACGAACGTTACCAGGACTATGACGCCACGGCATCCGGTGTGAAGCGGGGCGAGGAACTGGCGGAAGCCAGCGGTGATTTATGGCGTGACGCCCGCTGGGCCATCAGCCGGGTACAGGACGCGCCGCACTGCACAGTGGAGCTTATCTGATGAAAGTGCGTGCGCATCAGTATGACACGGTGGACGCGCTTTGCTGGCGTCATTACGGGCGCACGCAGGGTGTCACGGAGCAGGTACTGAAGGCAAATCCGGGGCTTGCCGAATATGGCCCCTTTTTACCTCACGGGCTGCAGGTGGAGCTGCCGGACATTCCGACAACCACCACCGTGCAGACCGTCCAGCTATGGGACTGAATTATGACGCTTGAGCGAATCAGCGCCTTTATCACGTACTGCATCGCCGTTGTGCTGGCCTGGCTGGGCGATTTGTCCATCAAGGATGCCTCAACGCTGGGCGGCCTGATGATTGGTGTGCTGATGCTGGCTATCAACTGGTACTACAAACACAAAGCCTACCAGCTTCTGCGCGACGGGCAGATCTCGCGGGAGGACTATGAATCCATCAATCGTTAAACGCTGCCTTGTCGGGACCGTGCTGGCTATTGCTGCCACGCTGCCGGGTTTTCAGCAGCTTCACACCTCCGTGGAGGGACTGAAACTGATTGCCGATTACGAAGGCTGTCGTCTGCAGCCGTATCAGTGCAGCGCGGGTGTATGGACTGACGGCATTGGTAATACGTCGGGCGTCATTCCCGGCAAAACCATTACGGAACGACAGGCAGCAGAAGGGCTTATCTCCAACGTGCTGCGTGTGGAGCGGGCGCTGGAAAGATGTGTGAAGCAACAGCCGCCACAAAAGGTGTATGACTCGGTGGTGTCGTTTGCCTTCAACGTGGGGACAGGCAATGCCTGCAGCTCCACGCTGGTGAAATTGCTCAATCAGCGGCGCTGGGCGGATGCGTGCCGACAGTTGCCGCGCTGGGTTTATGTAAAAGGTGTGTTTAATCAGGGGCTGGATAACCGCCGTGCGCGGGAGATGGCCTGGTGTTTACAGGGAGCAAACTGAAATGAAAAAGAAATTAATCAGCGGACTGTTTCTGATGTTATGGATGGCGCTGTTAATCGCAGCAATGGTGTATCCGCAGGGGATCTTTCCGGTACTGGCAGCGTCCGGCGTTTGGGTAGCCTGTTTGCTGACATGGGCGGTAATTCCGGTAGCACTGGCTGCGTTAATTCAGAATGGCCCGCTCTGGCAGGAGTTAAGGGCATCTTTGCTGAAGACAATTACCCGAAAAGAAAACGTATTTATCAGTTGGGTGATGCGATTGCTGATTGTTGTAAGTCTCGCATGGACGGGGTGGGCTATTACCCTGGTCTTTTATCTACTGACCGTTATTGCCTTCTGGATCACCCGTAATCAGATGGCGCAACAGGTAGCAGCATGAACCGGTTGCTGCTGGTTGTGCTGGCGTTATTACTGGCGGCTCTGGGCTGGCAGACGTGGCGGCTGGCTGATGCCAGCCAGACCATTAGCACGCAGGCAGACGAGCTGCAGAGCAAAAGCCAGGCACTGGCAAAGAGCAACAGCCAGCTTATCAGCCTGTCCATTCTGACTGAAACCAATAACCGGGAGCAGGCGCGGCTCTATGCCGAAGCAGAACAGACCAGCGCACTGCTGAGACAACGACAACGCCGGATTGAGAAACTGAAACGTGAGAACGAGGATTTACGCCGCTGGGCTGATACTCCTTTGCCTGCTGACATTATCCGGCTGCGGGAACGTCCGACGCTCACCGGAGGTGCAGCTTACCGTCAGTGGTTGTCCGCGAGTGACGCCGTGTCGGCTGGAGCAGGCAGCACCGCGCACTAACGGTGATCTGAATGCGTTGCTGGATGAAACGGAGGCCGCCTGGGCGGTCTGTGCAGACAAAGTGGACATGATTATTGCGTGTCAGGAGCGAAACAGTGAACAAACCACAATCCCTGCGCCACGCCCTCAATAAAGCGGTGCCTTATGTCCGCAATAACCCGGACAAACTGCATCTGTTTGTGGATAACGGTTCGCTGGTTGCCACGGGGGCCAGCTCCATGTCATGGGAGTACCGCTACACCCTGAACGTGGTGATTGAGGATTTCAGCGGCGACCAGAATCTGCTGATGGCCCCGGTTTTGCTGTGGCTGCGTGATAACCAGCCCGATGCCATCAATAACCCGGCGTTACGGGAAAAGCTATTCACCTTTGAGGTGGATATTCTGCGCAACGATGTCTGTGATATCAGCCTCAACCTGCAACTGACGGAGCGTGTGCTGGTCAGCACTGACGGCAGTGTGTCGAGCGTTGAAGCTATAGCGGAACCTGATGAACCTGAAGAAATGTGGACGGTGAAACGTGGCTGAACTGCAGAAAGTGGACGACTGGCTGAGTGCCTTGCTGGCGAATCTGGAGCCAGCCGCAAGAAGCCACATGATGCGCCAGCTGGCGCAGGAACTACGCCGGACACAGCAGCAGAATATCAGGATGCAGCGCAATCCAGATGGCAGCAGTTATGAGCCGCGCAGGGTAACAGCACGCAGCAAAAAAGGCCGCATCAAACGTCAGATGTTTGCAAAGTTGCGCACCACAAAATACCTGAAAACTGCCGCCAGCGCCGACTCTGCCAGCGTACAGTTTGAAGATAAGGTGCAGCGCATTGCCCGCGTTCACCATTATGGCCTGCGTGATCGAGTTAGATATAAGGGGCCAGAAATACGTTATACAGAGCGACGTCTATTAGGCTTCTGCACTGAGAGTAACGATGCTATTAGTATAATTTTACTTCGTTATCTAACTAGTTGATATGTCTTGTTTTTTGTGGGTTTTTATAACATCATATTGGCTCTGTTATAAATAGTATGGAGAGTTTGATTGATGAAAAAAAATAACGATATCAATAAACAAGTAAAATCAGAAACAGAAAATAATTCATCTGCAAATATGAATGGAAGTGGCTCGGATGAGATCCTTTCTAAGAGCACCTCTGGTACGGTGGTATGGGGAGATAACAGTTTTGGAAGTATTTCTAAATATATTAATGAGGTACTCGGTAAGAATTTATATTTAGATATAATTAAATCTCTTGATGCTAAGTTGAAAGCACCAGTTCAAGCTAATAGAACTACTATATTAAAGAACCTGAAGGGTAATTTCAAAGAGGAAAATCTTGTGCTTGTATTAGGCGCTGGAATTTCTTTGGATTATAAAATACCTACATGGGATGAATTATTAAGGAGGTTGCTTGCTAGAGCGTTACAAGATACTAATGAAAATCAGCAAGTTGTTGCGACATTATTTAATCAAGTGTTCGGGCCAAATGCTTTGATTGCGGCTAGATATTTAAAGTTACATTTTGAAAGTGCTAACACTCCTCTTGAGAAAGAAATTCAGAAAGTGCTATATCAATTTTATGATAGCACCGAGAGTCAAACGCTTAAGGCGATAAAGAAATTATGTATTTCTGCGGGGAAGGCTCCGGGGTTAGATTCTGTCATAACATATAATTATGACGACATACTAGAGCAAACATTACAAAACGCAGATGTTGGTATTAAATTTAAGGTTATATATAAAACTGGGCAGCATGCAAAAAAAGATGAGTTGCCAATATATCATGTTCATGGATATCTTCCCTTAAATGGTAAGATTGATAGTGATGACAGCCTAGTTTTATCGGATGAAAGTTATCATCGGCAATATATGGATTTATATCACTGGAGTAATATGGTTCAGTTGAATAAATTCAAAGACAATAATTGTTTGTTTATAGGGCATTCCTTTACTGATCCAAATTTAAGACGTCTGCTTGATGCTGCTAAAAAGTTAAGGGGTAATGATTCTAAACCTCATTACTTAATAAAATGTCGACACTCAAAAGATGATGTTATAAATAAAATTCTAAAAGGTTCACGTCAAGATTTGAATGACGGGCTAGTCGACGATATAGACAATGTTGCCCGTTCTTTATTAGATACTGTACATAAATTTGAAGAAATTGATGCTAACTCTTTTGGTGTTAATGTTATATGGATTGATAATTTTACTGAAATAGGCCCCATAGTAACTGATTTAACTCAATAAATCTTGTTTTAGTTGTGTCGGCAATGGCACAACTGTCTTAAGTTATTTTCCTAATAATATTTTTGTAAGTTGTGTGCCATGAACGCACAACTTACAGAAATCATGCGCCTTATCACCAACCTGATCCGCACTGGTGTAGTCACCGAAGTGGACCGGGAAAACTGGCTTTGTCGGGTGAAAACGGGCGACCTTGAAACCAACTGGATTAACTGGCTGACGCTGCGCGCGGGTAATGCCCGCACATGGTGGAAACCATCGGAAGGTGAGCAGGTGGTGCTGCTGAGTCTGGGCGGCAATCTGGAGACCGCCTTTGCGCTGCCCGCTGTCTATTCGAATCAGTTCGCACCACCGTCGAAGTCGGCGGACGCCTGCGTGACAGAACATCCTGACGGTGGCTGGTTTGAATACGAACCCGCCACCGGGCGCTGGTATGTCAGGGGCATCAAATCAATGGTCATTGAGGCCGCTGACAAAATCACCATGAAAACCAGTGAGTTTGTACTGGAGGCTGACCGCACGCGCATTAACAGTGAAGTGGTGATCAATGGTGGCGTTACCCAGGGCGGCGGTGCAATGAGTTCTAACGGAATTGTGGTTGATGCACATCAGCATACTGGCGTCCTGAAAGGCGGCGACACAACCGGAGGCCCGGTATGACGCTTTATAGCGGGATGAACAATACCAGCGGTAAAGCCATTACTGATATTGACCATCTGCGCCAGTCGGTGCGGGACATTCTGCTGACACCGCAGGGTAGCCGTATTGCCCGTCGTGAATATGGTTCCCTGCTGTCGGCACTGATAGATCAGCCACAAAATCCGGCATTACGCCTGCAGGTCATGTCGGCAGTGTATGTGGCGCTGAGTCGCTGGGAGCCACGGTTGACGCTGGATTCCATCACCATCAACAGCAATTTTGACGGTTCAATGGTGGTGGAGCTGACCGGGCGGCGGAATAACGGTGTGCCTGTGTCCCTTTCCGTATCAACAGGAGCAGAGAATGGCAGTGATTGACCTTTCGCAGTTGCCTGCACCGCAGATTGTGGATGTGCCGGACTTTGAGACGCTGCTTGCCGAACGCAAGGCAGAATTTGTGGCGCTTCATCCGAAAGATGAGCAGGAAGCAGTGATCCGCACGCTGGAACTGGAATCTGAACCCGCCACTAAATTGTTGCAGGAGAACGCTTACCGTGAGTTGCTTCTGCGCCAGCGTATTAACGAAGCCGCGCAGGCGGTGATGGTGGCTTACGCGATGGGCGGCGATCTTGACCAGCTCGCTGCCAACTACAACGTGACACGCCTGACGGTGACGCCTGCTGATAATGATGCTGTGCCGCCCGTTGCAGCTGTGATGGAAAGCGATGAAGCGTTGCGCCTGCGTGTGCCTGCAGCCTTTGAAGGGCTTTCTGTTGCGGGGCCAACTGCAGCTTATGAATTTCATGCCCGAAGCGCCGACGGTCGGGTGGCGGATGCCAGTGCAACCAGCCCGGCACCTGCAGAGGTGGTGCTGACTGTCCTTAGCCGCGAAGGCGATGGAACTGCAGAAAAAGACCTGCTGGACGTGGTGGAAAAAGCTCTGAACAGTGAGAACGTCCGCCCGGTGGCTGACCGTCTTACGGTTCGCAGCGCAGAAATCATCCCGTATCGCGTGGAAGCCACCATTTTTCTCTATCCGGGACCGGAAGCAGAGCCGGTAATGGCAGCGGCAAAAGCCAGTCTGCAGAAGTACATTGCCAGCCAGACGAGGCTTGGTCGGGATATTCGCCGTAGCGCCATCTTTGCTGCTCTGCATGTTGAGGGTGTTCAACGTGTGGAACTGGCTTCTCCGCTGGCGGATGTGGTCCTGAACAAAACACAGGCGGCATCATGTACGCAGTGGAGCGTAACCAACGGAGGAACGGATGAATAGTCTGCTGCCACCGGGTTCAACGCCACTGGAGCGCCGACTGGCGCAAACCTGTAGCGGGATTTCTGATTTGCAGGTGCCGCTTCGTGACTTGTGGAATCCGGCTACCTGTCCGGTCAGCTTCCTGCCTTATCTCGCCTGGGCGTTCTCTGTGGATCGCTGGGACGAGGGCTGGACAGAAAGCGTCAAACGCCAGGTAGTGAAGGATGCTTTTTATATTCATCAGCATAAAGGAACCACCAGTGCCGTGCGGCGGGTGGTGGAACCGTTCGGATTCCTGATCCGCATTATTGAGTGGTGGCAGACCGGAGAAACACCGGGCACGTTTCGCCTGGATATCGGCGTGCAGGACCAGGGCATCACTGAAGATACCTATCTGGAACTTGAGCGACTGATAAGCGATGCCAAACCATGTAGCCGCCACATGATCGGCATGTCCATCAATCTGCAGACCAGCGGCCCGCATTGGGTGGGAGCCGCCAGCTATCTTGGCGAAGAAATCACGATCTATCCGTATATCAACGAAACGATTATTTCCGGTGGCACCGCGCATGAAGGCGGGGCGGTCCATGTTATTGACACAATGAGAGTGAATCCATGAGCACAAAATTTTATACCCTGCTGACGGATATTGGCGCGGCGAAACTTGCCAGCGCCGCCGCGCTCGGTGTGCCGCTAAAAATTACCCATATGGCGGTGGGCGATGGCGGTGGAGTATTGCCAACGCCGGACGCAAAGCAGACGGCACTGGTAAATGAGAAACGCCGGGCTGCGCTGAATATGCTTTATATCGACCCGCAGAACAGCAGCCAGATTATTGCCGAACAGGTGATCCCTGAAAACGAGGGCGGTTGGTGGATACGTGAAGTGGGCTTGTTTGATGAGTCCGGGGCATTGATTGCCGTGGGCAACTGCCCGGAAAGCTATAAGCCGCAACTGGCTGAAGGTAGCGGGCGCACTCAGACCGTGCGCATGGTGCTGATTACCAGCAGCACGGACAATATCACCCTGAAAATCGACCCTGCTGTAGTGCTGGCAACCCGCAAGTATGTGGATGACAAGGCACTGGAGCTGAAGGTGTACGCGGATGATCAGATGGCAAAACATCTTGCCGCACCGGACCCGCATTCACAGTACGCGCCAAAAGCCAGCCCGACATTTACCGGAACCCCCAAAGCGCCAACGCCAGCGGCGGGGAATAATACCACGCAGGTTGCGACCACTGCGTTTGTACAGGCGGCACTGACGGCCCTTATTAATGGTGCGCCAGCCACGCTGGACACGCTGAAAGAAATAGCCGCAGCCATTAACAATGATCCGAATTTCAGTACCACCATTAACAATGCGCTGGCACTAAAAGCACCGTTGTCGAGTCCGGCACTCACCGGAACGCCAACAGCCCCCACGGCGGCGCAGTCGGTCAACAATACACAGATTGCCACTACGGCTTTTGTGAAATCGGCGATTGCAGGAATGGTGGGTTCTGCACCTGCTGCACTGGATACACTGAACGAACTGGCGGCGGCACTGGGGAATGATCCGAACTTTGCCACGACAATGCTTAATGCGCTGGCAGGTAAACAACCGCTGGACAATACGCTTACCAATTTGAGTGGAAAGGATGTGGCTGGTCTTCTCACATACCTTGGTTTGGGAGAAGGCTCT